CATGCTGTCGGCGAAGGACTGCGTGGTGCGCACTGGAGACACGAAGGTGAAGCGGACCCCGCGCATCACTCCGCGTCCTCGCGCATTGGCTCGCCGGTGTCGTTGTCGATGACCAGGGGGTTGGCGCTGGCGGGTCGCAGCCGCCGGTGCGCTGGCGCGGCTTGCCCGGTGTCCCGTAGCTCTGCGCTCGCGGGCCGCTGTGGGGCCTTGCCGCTGACCCCTAAACTGTCCTGAAACCGGGCCGTTTGCGTTGCCCGCTGGCCGATCGCGCTAGATTGAAAGAGCGTGATGAAAATGTTCGCTTTAAGCAGTCAATGACCCCCCACGTTTCCCGTGAAGGACAACTAGTCCCCTTGAAACTGGAGGCAGATGGAAATGCAAGTAGACCTATTCCCAATCTGGTTGGCTTTGTTTGTGGGTTTTGGAACTCTGGCGATCTTCTCCAAGGGGAGGTTGTAGAGCACCCTCAGACCACGCGCGCCCGCAGGGACGCATCGTGGTGACGTTGCCGTGCTCGACGCTGGCGTGTCGGTCGCCTGTCCGCGCCGTTATGCTGGCGCGGTCGTGACAGCGAAAGGGCGGCGAAACGCCGGGGTTTCCTCGGTGTCACGTGACACCCGGTCGTGTCGTCGGTGACGGTGCGCGCTGGCGCTGACCGACGCTGGCCTGTCGCGACGGTGATGGGCGAAGCTTCGCTCAGGGTTCGATGGCTGCCGCCCTGCCGTCGTCGGTCGTGCATGTGGTGAAAGGTTGCGGGTCCCAATGATCACGCTCGCTCTGCTGCACGGGCATGGCCTGCGGAATTGCTGCGGACGTGACGGCATACACAAAAAGAAAGGCCGCCTGCGTTGCCACAAGCGGCCCAAGTCTAGGGAGGAAACGCCCAAGGCGGGCAGCGATAGCGGGTGGGAGAGGGTCGCTACCGCATACCCCTAGCTAAGACGATCGCGATCAGCGGCTCAATTGAACCTAAGGGATCACGGACCGATACGAAGGTTTATGGCGCACGCCCTTAGAGCCGACCACTTCCCGCAGGCAAACGAAAGCCCGGCACGATGGCATAGCGACGCGATATCAGTTAATCGCAGTTGTGTGTGGGCGGTTTTCTTGCCGCTTCTATCTCGGTTTGATAATCGAACGAAAGCAAAACAGGCAAACGGGGGGCGGGGATGACGGAAAAATGGGACGACCCCAAACTTGAGGCCCTCGACGTGGTCAGGGAGGCGATGGGAAAGATTTACGATGCGAAACGAGCAGGAACGGCGACGGCGAAAAACGACGTTCGCCTCAAGGAACTTCACGTAGAGTGGATGGCCATTATGCGGAAAATTGGGGACGAAGGAGATGACTGGCGGCGGCCGACCACGCCGCCCAGGCCAAAATGGAGTGCCCCTAGTTGACTCAGAAAGACTGTCGGTAGGTTCGCGGCGAAATGGCTGGAAGAGGTCCGACGCTTCAAACGAATCCAGAGGCTCGGAGTGGGCACGCTAAATAGGCGAGGCAGTTCGACATCAAGCGGCCCTTCAGAAATCGCCCCGAATGAAGAACAGGGGGTAAGGTATCGAGACAATGTTTACGGAGCGAGTCCTGCGCGCATTCGGGCTGCCGCCTGTTGTTCGCTGGGGATTCGCGCGCGAGCAGCGCGTGGCCAACAGGACGAAAAACAATACGGCATTCACGAGCAGCAGGATCATGTACGGCAAGTCGGCGCGCTCGCGTGGAGTCATCACACCCAATCCATGCTGTCATACACGCCGTCGCCAACCGGCCAGTACGCCATGACGATGGCGTCGGCGAGGTTCGGCGAACGCGTGCCCTCGGGCTGCTTGTCGATCACCAGCCGCATGCGCGTGCCCTTGCTCGCGGTCGGCTGGCTCAGCTCCTTCTGCAGCGTGCGCAGCAGCGGCAGGTCGCTCGGAATTGAGATCAACTCGTCTTGGTCGTACTTGATGCCTTCGGTGACCGCGCGGTGCGTGCGCTCGAACCTGCGGCGCAGCTCCCACCACGCCTGCGCCTTGAGATTGGTGTAAAAATCCTTGTTTAGCGGCGACTCGCTGTCGCCGTCGATCACGCGGCGCTCTGGGTCCAGCACGCCAGCGCCTGCGTTCCAAGAGACGAACTCGACGCCCTTGGGCATCAGGCCATCGTCATTGAGGCGGTTAGTCTCGGCCTTCACGCCAGCGCCAACGCCGATGGAGTCGTACTGCACGGACACGCGCTTATGGCCAGACACGCCGTCGATCGCCCGCCGCGCGGTGACGCCGGTGTCGCGCTCGCCCCACTGATCGACTGCCCGGAGCACGACACCCTTTCGCAGCGCGAGCGCATTGCGGTCTCCACCTTCGTCAGCCACGTCCAGCCCGGCGTACACGTCATCATTCTCGTGCTCCTCGAACCTGAGCGCTACGTGCGCGTCGATCGCGGACTTGACCCACTCGGCGAGGATCACGACGCCCTCCACTGAAGCGGCGTAGTTACGACACGCTTGCGATGGAAGACGTTGCCGAGGCCGTTGACACTTGAGATGTCAATCTGAACTCTGGTGTTATCTGACAACGCCGCTTCGATAGCCTCGGGATGTTCGTAGTGGGCCGATTCATCCTTGAAGTAGACTAGGGTACGACCGCCACGGCCGATGTCATCGCCGGACTCCCCGGTGATTGATTCGCCCGATGCTTCAAAGATCCGCATGAACGACATGTTGTCTTCATTGAATTTGACCGGCCAAAATTGTCGCGGAATAGAACGCAACTGAAACCTGATCTTCTCAAAGATCGAACTCATATCGCCAATGCGATCAACGAGTGATTCCTTGCGTGATCCCCAGCCGACTGTCGCGCCGGGCACAAACAAAAACAGCCAACCGGTAAATGAAACAGCCAACCACGTCGCGCCCATGTCTCGAGATTTTTCTACAAGTCCGCCGGTTTCTCCTTTCACGCATTCATGCAAAAACTCGATGAAGTCGCGCTGACGAGGAAACAGGATGAGCGGCAATCGCGTCGGCTTGTCAGTGCCAGCATTGCGTGGATCAAACGTCTGACACCAATCTTCGATAAACTCGACTGGGCGCGTCCTGTAGTATTCGATTGCGCCGACGATGTGCGCGGGCGAGGTAATCAAGTCCTCGTAGCGCGCCTTGCGGTCGAGCCACACCCGCATGTAGTCCGGCGGCCAATTAGTTTTCTGCAGCATCATGTTCAATAACAGGAGGCGGAGAGCCTTGTTCGCGGGGCCGGTTCAGAATTCGCATGTAAGCTTCCATTGCGTCAGCGACCGTCATTGTGATCTGCGTTGGCAACACCCGTTCCAGACTGCGGTCCCTGATATCGAGCTGTCCGAGTCGCGGATGACAATACGGGGCAGCACGAGAAGCGTAGTCAGCTCCAGTTGCGTACGCGTTTGAAATAACGGCCGCGTCGGGTTTGTCCTTCGCGATTTCTTCTTGAATTATTTTATGCTGATGCGCGAGCGCTTGAAGCAGAAATGCTTTCGGTTCTATTCCGGCAACGCGGATGGCCTCGTCGCGAGCGGCTAACCTGACGTTCCGCGAACCCAGCTTCCGTCCAGCACCAACTCCCTCAACTAGCTTTAAGATGTTGCGAAGAGCTTCCTCAGGCGTCATGGCGTCACCCTCATGTTGTGCCGCAGCCGGACCTTAAGTTCTCTCAGTTCTTAGTGGCTGCGCAAATCGCGTGAAGTGCGAAGCGGTCATGACGATTCGGGGCGGCGGTGTTACTATTGCGATAGAACGCCAATGCGGCCCGGCTTGGGGATGCTACCATTGAAGCGGCTAACAGCGTAGAGGTCAACGATGCCAATTTACGAGCGACCAACGAAATCGCTCATGGTCGATTGGGCGAAGGAAAATCTCTCGCCGGGGCAATCCGCTGCGGTGCAATGGTTCGCGAAGAATTACCCGAAGATCAAATCCAATACGGTCAACATACACGTCGAAGGTTAGGCGGTTAACAACCCAGTCCGCAAGCATCATCCAAGTGAGATGGAGCCCATGGCCGTTCAGGGTTCCATTAACGGACGCAAAGGCCTAACCACTGTGCCGTTCGATCTCGCTCCCATGGACGTCGCGGTCGTTTCCGACAAAAATCCGGAAGCCCAGCCGAATCGCGGCTAACCTGCGGTGCTCAGCGGAGGGTAGCTCTTTTGTTAGCGTCGAAGGCACATCACGTGACGGGCTGTGAGGATCGGCAGAAAAATCGCTATCGCAGTCGGACTTGCTCTCAGTCAGGCGGCAGTAGCAGCACCACCCGATAGCCCTGATCCCGCGCTCGCCCCATGGTTTGAGAGCTTAAAACAACCGGGCACCGGTGCCTCATGCTGCTCGATTGCGGATTGCCGAACGGTGGAGTTTCGGCAGGACCGAGACGGCTACGAGGTGCTAATTGATGGTCAATGGAAGATGTCGATTCCATTCTGGCTGCGGGTCCCGCCGAATAGGATCATCGACAGAACTGACAACCCGACGAACCGCGGCGTCGTTTGTTTCACCCCTGAGGCCGGAATCCTCTGTTTCGTGCCGTCCGGCCGAGAGTTAATTCAATTCATGCCGCTGCAGCTTGATCTTCTTTTGCCTCGCCGCGCGCCACGATTTTCAAGGCGTTATCGGGGCAGGGGGGCGTTGCAGTGCTTTCGCCTCGTCCCATGGCGCAACATCCAGGCGTCGCATTCCTCCTTCACCGGCATGGCTTTTTGTCTGCTTTACCCCAACAGGCGACATCGACTATGCAGTGAATTTACTATCGGCTGACCGATGAGGCGCATGTAGGGAACTTCAGCGGCGCTCGGCTCACTCAGCTCGCTCCCTTCATCCGAAGTTGTTTCATCGGAAGAATTTCATACGTCGCA